TAGGGCTTTCTATCAGATGGCACTAGAGTATCTTGAAGAAGGAAAGTTGAAGGCTGTCATAGTTGACGGTGCTGATAAACTTCTAACGGATGTCTGTGAGACATACATGAGAAACAAGCATGGACTTGATGCTGATACAGTAATGAAAGCAGCACCTTACGTTTGGGGAGATAGAAACACTCCTTACAAGAACTTCCTGCACAAGCAGATACTAGAGATGCCTTGCCATAGAATAGTGATTGCTCACTCTAAAGACAAGTATGCTGGAAATCCTAATCCTATCGGGGTTGAGGCTAACTGGCATTCGTCAACAGAGGATATCTTCACTTCAACAGTGAAGATGACAAGAGACATCAGGAAGAATGGTGCTACCTTTACGGCTATCGTTGAGGCAAGTGCTAGGAAGCCTGAGTTAATTGGCAAGAGATTGAAGGTCTTATCCATCGAAGATGGTAAAGTAGACTGGACAGGTTTTCCTGATATAAAGGCAGGAGAACTCTGAACGTAACGTAGATGTGGATAGGGGGGAAACCCCCTGTCCCTTCTGCAATTTGATTGAGGGATAATTATGGAAATACAAATAGACAACAAAACACTAACAAACGCACTAGAAGATGTATGGATGAAAGGAAAGTACCACAACGGAGAATCAGCAAAGAACAGTCAGTTAACTGACTATGCTATGTTGGAGATGATACAAGATAACCTACTCAATCTATACAATGCCGACAACCAAACAATCTGTCGTGTGTCTATTCCTGTCATTAGAAACATAGGAAGAGATGGAAACAACATGATGGTTGTTGAAATAGATAAGATGATGAAGTATCTAAAGACATTCACCGGAGATTCGGTATTGCTTGCAGTAACAGATTACATTACTCTAAAGGACTTAGATGGTGGAAAGACAGCCACGATGCCATTAGTTGTGAATCACCCTAATGCATCTATGATTGCTAGGATACAGAACTACACAATTACACCTGAGAATCCTGTCTTTAGTCGTGTGACTTTTGAGACAGTGATAACAACAGGGTCAAAGATACTAACAGACGCAATCAAGACTTGTGATGTAATTAACAATGCAAAGTACAAGTTCGACACTGATGGTGAAGACTTTCACATATCGAGTAGTAGGTCAAACATCGATACGGTAGATGTTGAAGTGCCTACACTATCTATTGTAGGCGAACCATCAACAGTAGAGATAACAGGACAGTTCCACAAGTTCTTTCGTGGCTCTGTTCCTGTTGTTATCTACCTGAAAGACGACTCTCCTGTTATTTGGTCGGGAGAAGACAGAATACTTGTCAAAGCACCATACCTTGCTAGGGGTTGATTATATGGATGAAAGAATAAAGTTCGTTTGGTTACAAACTAGTGGTACTGGACTGACAGATACAGATACAGGAAGGAGTATGGGTATGACGACATATCCACCACAAAACATTAGAAATATATTAACGGATAAGGGGATTATTCATACTTATATTCCAAAGCACTTTGCTATGATGAAACTATGGAGTGACACACTAAATGCAAAGAGTGCTGAAAGGTACTTTAACAAGATAACAAGAAACAATCAAGGAACTGTGAAAAAATGATACAGACTAGAACAGAATTACATGCAATAATACACGATATTGCTGCTTGGATAACTAAAGTAGGTAAACCTGTTTCAAGACCTGAAATCTGTAAACAATTTGGATTCACTTTTGAGGAATGGAGAGTAATACGAGACCAAATAAGATACTATCCAACTGAACTACCTATCAAAACATATGGGAAAAAAAGAGGGAAAAGATACTATGTCGAAGGTATTGATTTTGTGACTGATAGGGAACTCGCTGAACAGATGTATCAAGTTCTGTATAATAGTGAGAATGAATTAAGATGGAGCGAAATTGTTGAAAGGGCAGATTTATTTCAAAAGAATAACTTAAGTCCACAAGTTATACGCTCTAGGAGTCCAAACATTCAACGTATATTGAAAGAATCTCATCCCGATTTTGTCACAGGAAATAGTAAGAATCGTTGGGCTATCAAAAACCACCATGATGTTAGGACATTCCCAAAATATTGTGCTAATTGCGGTATGAAACTAAAAAATAAACCAAACTATTGTTCTAATTGTGGGTGTAAAATATGATAATAGCAAATACGAAAGAAGGAATCCATCTAAGATGGAGAGATGAGAACAACGAGAGGATAGCAGAGTCTATCTCTTTCAACGAGTTCTCTCCTTACTTCTATATTCGTGCTGATGTGTATGGGGCTGATGTTTCAAGTAAGGTAATACAAGTTGCTGAAAGTCGTAAAGGTCAGAAGACTAAGGTGGAACTTACTTTCTCTACTGGTGACTATGTGAATCTAGAAGGTGTATCGTTAGTTAAGGTAACTTGGTCTCCATGTAAGACTATGAAAACACAAGCACATCAGATGACACACAAGGTCAAGGGATACTTCCATGATAGAGGAATCGTAACCTATGAAGCAGATGTTCAACATCATTACAGATTCGCTGTTGATGAACTAGAGATAATGCCTGAGTATAATCTACGCAAGTGGTATTGGGATATGGAATGGATGCAAGGTGGTGAGCATGATGGTGCTATTACCGCTATCGTTGTTTACGATAACTATGATGATGAGTATTACACATTAACATGGCTTCCTGATTCAGATGAGACTGAGAGAACTGTTCTTGAAAGATTCATTCTAATGATTGATGAGAAAGACCCTGACATGCTCATCTCTTGGTTCGGATGGAAGTTCGACTTACCTAAGTTGATTGAGAGATTAGATGCTAATGGTATAGACCCAAGATTACTATCACCTGTGCAAGAAGTAACAGGTGTTGAATGGAACATCAAGGAAAGGAAGAGAATATTGAAAACAAAGCAGATAGAGAACTACTCTCCAATAGCACAGCCAATCAAAGGTAGAATTTGTGTTCCTCTAGACTTGGCTTTTGAAAGACAATGGAATGATGCTCAACGAGGCACTTTACCTTCGATATCTCTAGACTATGTATCAGGGAGTGTATTAGGAGAGAAGAAGTTAGTCAGTGAGAAGTTTCCTGATAAGAACGAGTTCTTCAGGAGAGGCTGGCAAGAAGACAACGAAACATATCTAGAGTATGCTGTTAAAGACGTTGAGTTAATCAAGAGGATAGACGATGAGAACTTCACAACTGAAGCAATACTCTCGTTACAACGTTTACTGATTGCTCCATTCGATGCATGTTTCTTTGCCTCTAACATGGGTGGAATATACTTCATGAGGAATGCCTCATGGAAAGCACCTACGGGCAGGAAAGGTGACAGGGTAGAGTATGATGGGGCAATGGTCTACGACCCTCTCAGTGAAGGCACAAATGGTCTTCATTTGGGTGTTGCTGCTTTTGACTTCGCAGGTCTATATCCAAGCATGATGATAGCAAGAAACATCTCTTGGGAAACTAAGTCTCAGACACCTACTGAATTTGGTGTAAATCTTAGAACACCAAAGGACTTCTCTAAGGTAGAAGACTATGATATGAGATACTACAAGACAGAAGAACTAGGATTGCTACCAAAAGCAGTTCTAGAGTTGAAAGAACTAAGAAACGAATACAAAATGAAAATGAAAGAAAGTGAAAGTAAAAGTGAATATGTGAAATGGAACAACAACCAACTTGCAGTCAAGAGATTGATGGCATCCTTCTATGGTATCATTGCGTATCAGGGATTCGGTTGGGCTGATGTTGATTTGGCTGCTAGTATAACTGCTAGTGCTAGAGAAGCAATTCGCATTGCAGCATTCAAAGTGAGGGAGTTATAATGCCAGTAAAGGGAGCAAGTATCGATTTGTCTAGTATAGAAGAGAAGTCTACTAAAATAGAGACACGAAAAGAGGCTTGGATGATAATCTTAGGTGATACTAAGACTATTCTTAGAAGAAGTATGCAGTTTCTTGTATTCTTCTTCTCTCTTTACGGCCTAGTTTCACTTTTACAGGATGTGAATGTAATATGAAGGTAGTTTACGGACATACTGACTCAATTTATGTTGATATCGAAGATAATAGCATTGAAACTGCTGAAAAGACATTGAAAATACTAAATGAGCATGTTAGAGAAGCGTTTCCTAACGTTATGGGTCTCAAAGAGCATCCTGTAACACTAGAGTTTGAGAAATACTTCCGAACTTTAGGTGTTGGAGCGACAAAGAACAGGAATGCAGGTCTAATTACTTGGAAAGACGGTGAATTCCTTGACGAAGAGCAGTTTGTGATGACTGGATTCACTGCAAAGAGAGTTTCTTTGACTAAATTAGCCAAAGACGTTCAACTTTCAGTCCTAAACATGTGGGTAGAAGGTAAAACAGAAGAGGAAATCGTTTCCTATCTAAATGACAAGTACAATTCTGTTATGCAAGGTAAGATTCCTCTATCAGATGTCTTACAAAGAAGCCGATATCGTGAAAGTAGATTCAAGGTGGTTTGTAAGGACTGTAATCCTAATGTTAGGTTTGACAAGAAGCAATGGAACATGCAAACAACAAGTGTATTCGACTTAATGGACTATGGTGGTTGCATAGATGATGCTGGTAATGTAATGCACCATGATAACTTCGTAACTGTTGAGGGCAAGAGACCTACATTTGCATCAGGAGTCGAAGGAGTGCTGTTTAGTCATGCACAGGGATATGAGAAGATAGAAGATACCTATCTTTACCTTAGAGTAAAGGATTGTAGGGATACTTACTTGCATCCATTAAACAGACAATTCACTACCCCTAACTATGTATCGAGGTTAACAGCCGAAGAGTTTGATGACTTTACACCTGATTGGTCTCATTACGCTGAGTCTGTTGTTAAGAAGGCAGAACCTATCTTTAGAGCAATGGGTTGGGATATCAAGCAGATTAGAAAGGACACAAGACAGAAGACTTTGGAGGAATGGTTTTGAGAAACTTCTACAATAGTCTATCTTGGACAAACAAGAGAAGAATAGATTCCCTGCTTGTAGCATTGAATAAGTTGAAAACTATTGTGAAGAAAGTCAAAATTCCTAAGATAAAAAGACCAAGTATAGAAATAACAAAGGTCACTAAGAAGAAGGTGAAAGAAGTAGAAATAGAAGTAAAGATGTTTCCTGATGACCATAGATATATTGGTTATCGCATTGAGAAACATGAAAGTGGAGATAGAATCTTTATGATTGAAAAACCTCCACACCCAACTACATGTGTTTGTGACGAATGCATGGATAGTTTAGATAAATACGTCACACAAATGAGAAAGGAGTTAGAAGAAGATGAATGAATTATACACATACCAATGGAAACCTGAGAACT